CAGGTATCCCAGGCGCCCGCGATCCGGGTGCGGTAGGCCGTCGAGGTCTCGCCGGGGAGCTGCTCGAGGGAGACGTCAGCGCCGAGGAGCGGGAGGGCATCGGCGGGGCAGCGGGTGACCGCCCCGGCCAGCACCGCCTGCCTCGCTCGCTCGACGGTGATGTCCTTCTCCGCGCCGAGGGAGCGGCCCCACGCGCGCGCCCACCGCCCCTGGAGAGGCTGGATGTCGGCCTGATAGACGGCGAGGGTCTGGGGGGTGGTCATGGGTGCCTGTGGATGCGAGGGGCTGGTCTGCCGTAGGGTCGGGGGATGCGACTCCCCTTCGTCCTCGCCCTGCTGCTGTGTGCCTGCGCCGCTGACCCCGTCCTTCTGCCCGATGCGGGGCCGTGTAGCTCAGCGTGCGGCGCGGGGACGGTGTGCTCGGGAGGGGCGTGCGTGGCGGTGGATGCGGGGGCGGTGGACGCGCTGGCGGTCGACGTCGGCGAGGACAGGCCCGCCGCGGTCGACCTGGGCGCGCCTGACGCGGGCTTCGACGCGGGCCCGGTGGACGCCGGGACGGATGCAGGTGCGGCGCGCGACGTCGACCCGCGACAGGGCGAGGTGTGCCGGGGGATCACCGCGTTCTGCGACGGACGCACGATCAACGTGCAGGGCGGGGAGGTCGATGGCGGCCGCACGCATCACTGCGGCGGGTGCGGTATTTCGTGCGCGGCCGGAGAGTTCTGCGTGAACTGCGTCTGCGCCCGATGAGGCCGCCTCAGTGGGATTATCGGGTCGAGCCGCTCTCTCCAGGTCGGCACGATGGAGAACGCCTTGAAGGCGCTCGGGTGGGACGGCTGGGAGCTCGTAGACATCATCTACCCGCAGTCGGCGCAGGGTGGGTCGTGGGCGACGCCGGTAGCCGTCCTGCGCCGTCAGGTCACCGATGAGTTCCCGATGACCCCCGCGCGCTTCAAGTAGCGTCAGACGGTGAAGGTGACGCCCGTCGTGTCCGCCACGGCGACGCTCCCGAGGGAGACGCTGGTGTCGCCACTGGGACTCGACAGGTCGACGTCGACCACCCTCCCGGGTGCCGCAGCGTAGATCGCGTGGTGGATTCCCGCGATGTCGACCACCACCGTCTCGCCGTCGTCGGGGAGGTCGAGGCCCGCAACGTAGGCCCGGATGGCGGCCAGCACCGCGCTCTGCTCTGCCGCGGTCGCCGCGCTCTTGAACTTCACCGTGCCCGTACAGGTGATCGTCGACGACGCAGCGGCGACCACCGTCGGGGTATCGGTGATGGGCTTGCGGAGGTCGAGCTCCGTCTGGACCGCCGTCACCGAACCACCCGCGAGGACGCCCGTCGAAGACGCCACGTACACGGTGTAGGTGCCATCGCCGGGGACGGGGCCGAAGCTGACGCGGGTGCAGCCCGCGTTCACGCCCGGGGCGGTCTCCGCGCTGCGGCACCAGTACGCCACGGCGTCGCGGGTGAATCCTGACCCGAGCGTCGCCCAGCGGGCTCGACACCGCGCGAGCAGCGCCGCATCGCCCTCGCGGTTCACCGCCGAGGTGCTCAGCCAGGTGCTGGTGGCCCCGATGACGGGGTTGTTGCAGGTCACCCCGGGCAGCGCGGGCGACAGGATCGACGTGATGGTGTTGGGCGCGGCGTTGTAGTCCTCGCCCGCGACCTCGGCGCGCACGGTGAACGTGGTCACCGCGGCGCTGGAGAGGGTCGTGGCGATGGCCTCCGTCGAGCGCCAGCGGAGCGTGCCATCCGACACCAGCAGCCCGCCCGCAGGGATCGTGAACGGTCCCGCGCCGCTGGCCACGGTGAGCCGCACCTCGCCCGTCGCGTAGGTCGCGGCGATGCGGGTCAGGTCGAAGCGCGAGGCCGCGAGCAGGTCGAGCCAGTCGCCCGTGGCGGTGTCGCCGTAGGCCCCGAGCGCGAGGCTGGCCACGGTGCTCTCGACGACGGCCAGCGCGGTCGCATCGGCCCGCACTAGCGAGCGCGCTGCGCCGCCCTCGGCCCAGGCGTCGACCGGGAACTCCTCGGTCGCGAGGGTCGCGAGCTCGCTGGTCACGATCGCGTCGGCCGTGCGGGGGGTGGTGAGCTCGGTGATGGACGTGATGGTCATGGGGTCACCCGGAGGAGGTCGATGGTCACGTCGCTGACGGCCAAGGTGAGGCGGAAGGGGCCGTCCGCGTCGGCCAGTCGCAGCACCAGCGAGAGCACGCCGGAGACCACCGTCGCGGTCACGTCGCAGGCGCGCACGCGCTCATCGAGGAGCACCTCGGACTGCACCGCGGCGGCGAGGGCGAAGGCCGTGCGGGAGTCGGTGTCGCTCCCGAGCGTGTCCCGGATGTCGATGCCGTAGGAGGCGCTCTCCCCGATCCACGCGAGCGCGCCCGGGCGGGTGGTGATGCGCCGCCCGATGGCCTGCGCGAGCATCGTCCTCCCGCTGGCCAGCCGCATCGCGGGGTCCAGGTCGAGGAGCCCCTCATCGCTGACGGGGGTGCTGATGTCGGTGCCGAGGGTAGTCACGGGAGGCGCAGGGCGTCAGCGCCCTCGGTGATGGTACCTGCGAGGGAGTGCGCCGACGTCGGCCCGGCCACGGTAGCCGAGCCCAGGAGCCCGGTGATGACGACGACCTGAGGCGCGCCGCCGGGGGGCGTATACGTGACCGTGAGCGTGCTGACCGGCGGGGCGCCTGTCGACGATGCCTGAAACGCCAAGGTGCCATCGCTGGTCGCGTGGCCGACGCGCGCAGCCTTCGCCGTGCCGCCGTTGAGGCTGACGCTGGTGACGCTCCCGGCCTCCCAGAGCGCTGCGTAAGGCTGCGCCGGGGCACCGCCAGCGTACCCGAGCAGCACCCGCTCGCCGGCCGCCACGGTGACGGTGACACCCGGGAGGCCGTGTCGGATGGGGACGCCCGCGCAGGGAGGGATGCGGACGTCGTCGGGCTGGAGGTCGAGCCGCGTCTTGTCCGCCGACTGCGCCACCACCCGCGCCGGGTAGAGCGCGAGCCGGTCGAGGCGCGAGCCCACCAGGCCCTCGATGATCGCCCGCAGCGCGTCGAGCGGCGCGCTCATGGGGCCTGCCAGATCGTGGCGGTGAAGGCGTCGGGCTCGATGTCGAGGCGCACGGGCCCGACGCGCACGAAGGTGTCCGTGGCATCGTCGCGCACCTGCAGCAGCGTCCCGGGGTGCAGGGAGAGCACGTCGCCCCCGAGCGCCCAGCGGCGCTGCGACGGGTCGCGGTCGATCAGGGTCACGTCGGTCACGGTGGAGTCGGGCCAGCTCTCCGCGCCCAGCCAGACGGTGCCATCGGCCAGCACGCGCCAGCCGTAGCCCGCCGCAGCGGCCACCGCGGCCACCGTGCGGGCGGCGGCGCCCTCGGTCCGATGCCAGAGGCGGGCGGCGACGGCGAGGGTGCTGGAGGTGCTGGAGAGGGACTCCCCGGACTCGCGCAGGGCATCGCCGAGGACATCGGCGAGGGTTGCGTCGCGGTAGGCCCGCGGGTCGAGCGTGCCCCGCAGCCCACCAGCACCGCCGACGATGCGGCCGCGCCAGAGCCCGTGGGCGACAGCGCCCTCGATGACGGTGCCCGAGAGCCAGGCCGCGCCGTCCGCCTCCAGGGTGCACGCCCCGGCGAGGTCCTCGTCGGTGTCGACCTCGATGTCGGCGCTCCACACGCCCGAGAGCGGGAGGTGCACCGTCGCGCGGAGGATGGCCGCGGAGCCGTTGATGGTGAGCTCGCTCATGGTGCGGTGGGTCCGGGGGTAGCGGGTGCAGTCGGCGCGGGCGCCTGCTCGGTGCCCGCGAAGGCCGTGCGGTTGGCGCCGATGTCCGGCGCAGGCCGCGGGGTGCGGGAGACGCTGGTGCCGCCGGCGGGCGGGTCGCGGTATTCGACCAGCTTGAGGGTGACGGTCCAGCGCGTCGGGCTGCTCTGGGTGAGCGGCCCCATGGAGACGCCGTAGAGCTTGGAGACGCCCGCCAGCGCGAGCGCCGGGTGGGTGCAGGTCAGGGCGTTGCGAGCGCCTGGGGAGGCGGCGCGCGGGAACACCAGGCCGATGATGGCCTGGAGGTCTTCCCACTCCTCCGAGCTCGTCACGGTCAGCGTGAGGTCCAACTCGGCGAGGTCGTAGCCCTTGTCGCGCACGCGGGCCCCGTCGCGCCCTGCGGCGTGGCGGCGGTCGAGCTTGCGCTTGATCAGGTCGCCGCCCCACTCGAAGGTGCCGCGGAAGCGAGCGCCTCCGAGGATGAGCACGTCCCAGGTCTCTGCGTCCGTGAAGGGGCTGGGGATGGTCATGGGGTCGCCTCGGCCCACTGGCCGAAGATGGAGCCGAGGGCGTCCTCGATCTCCGCACGCACGGCGCGGGCGGTCTCCGCGGGCTGGCCCGCGCCGTTCACCTCGATGGTGATGGACACCGAGCCGCCGCCACCGCCGAGCGCCGGGACGCGCGGGGAGACGATGTTGCTGACGGCGTCCTGCGCCATCGGCGCGCCGTCGTTCACGCCCATGGCGATGCCCGCGGGGATCTGCCGCCCGATCACGTCGGCGAAGACCCTCGACGGAGACCGGATGCCGAGGGCGCTACGGGCCGCTTCGATGGCGCTCCCGCCGAGGCCGGTGACCGCCGTCGCGAGCGAGCCGACACCGCCCCGGATGCCGTCGACGATGCCGCCCACGATGTGCGTGCCGATGGCCGAGAAGGCCACCCGGATGCCGCCCCCGAGCATCGTCACGAGGCTGGTGACCAGCCCCATGATGCCAGCGCCCGCAGCGGTCGCGAGCGTCGCCACGGTGGTGATGCTCCCGACGATCGAGACGAGCGTGCCTGCGACGAAGCCCAGGATCTGGCCGAGGCCTCGCGCGGAGGTCGCGAGCAGCGAGAGCGTCCGCGCCGACGTCGGTCCGCCCTGAGCGAGCGAGGCGAAGAGGCTGCGGAGCGGCGCGATGCTCGCGGTGAACGCCGGGCCGAAGCCGTCGGCGAAAGCGCGCACGATGGGCATGGCCATCGCCCCGAAGCGCTGCACCGTCGCGAGGCCGCGACCGATGGAGGCCATCCCCGCGGCGATGGTGGTTGGGTTGATCGCGCGAGCGAGCAGGCCGCCCACCGCGTTCGCGGCACCCATCACGCCCTGACGGAGCGCGGCCGCAGCCGGAGAGCCGCTCTGCAGCGCCCCGGTGATCTGCAGCAACACGTTCTTGAACGCCACCAGCCCGGGGACGTTCGCGAAGTCGATGCCGACCAACAGGTTGAAGACGGCGTTGCGAGCGTTCGACAGCGCGCCCGTGAGCGTCTCCGACTGCCGCCGCGCGAAGCTCCCGAGCTGCCCGCCCTGGTCGAGCCGACCGCGCACCGCATCGAGCGCCGCCTGCTCGCCGACGCCGCTGGAGACGCGGCGCTGAGAGATGGCGGTCATGGCCGCGCGTCGGCCGACGTCGCCCTGCCCCAGGTTCATCTGGCGGGCGATGGAGTCCAGCACCGCCATGCGGCTGACGTTGGCGTTGGTGAGCTGCAGCAACTCCTGCCCCTGGAGGGTGCCCGTCGCGCGGATCTGCGAGAGCGCGAGCGCGAAGCCCTCCGAGGAGCGCTGACCGAACGCGGCCCCGAGGTCCGAGCTCGCGGCGATCAGGGGTGCGATCTCTCGCTCCCCGAAGCCCGCGACCGCGAAGCTCTGCGTCTGCCGGATGACGTCCTGGGTGTCGAGCGGCGTTTGATTCGCGACGGTAATGGCGTTGCGAAACTGCCTCCCGGCCGCGCCCGAGGAGCCCAGCACCGCCTCAAGCGCGGTGAGCGAGGACTCCCGGAAGGCCGCGACCTCCACGACGGCGCCGGCCGCAGCGAGGCCGATGCCTGCGAAGCCGACTGCAACACCGGCGAGGGCAGCGGCCGCCCCCGCAGCGACGCTGGCGACACCGCCGAAGAGGGAGAAGGCCGACGACGCAAGCGCGCCCTGCGATCGGGACTGCGCCGCCGCCGAGCGGGCGGTGTCGCGTCGAGCCTGCTGTGCGAGGCGCGCGTTCTCGCGAAAGCTCGCCTGCGTCATGCGGCTGAGCCGCTGGAAGTAGCTCTGGTGGGCGCGCAGCTCGGCGGCGCGGTTGCGCTGCGTCTGCTGCACCTCCTGCGCGCCCTGGCGGCTGCGGTAGGCGAACTGGAGGGCCAGCGCCTTCTGGGCGAAGCCGTTGCCGAGCGCCACCCGGCCCGAGGGAGTCGCGGAGGGCGCGCGGCGAGTGCCGGGAGCGCGGCGACCCGCAACGCTCGCCTGCTCCCGGAGCGCCCGGGTCTGCTCTCGAATGGCGCTGGTGACGCCCCGGATCTGCACCGCCGTCCCCGCAGGGGCGACGCGCGAGAGCACCGCCTGCGCGCTCGACGAGGACGCGGCGAGACGCCCGAACGCGGAGTTCAGCGCGAGGATGTCGCGCGTGATCTTCCGCGCCGGGGTCGACGCTGCGTTCTTGAGGGTGAGCTTCCAGGCGGTGTCGAGCATGGTGTCAGCGGCGCTTGCCGCCCTTCGATGCGGGCTTGGACAGCCCCTTCAGGAGCGCGCGGAACGACCCGAAGAACTCCACCACCAGGTACGCCCCGGCGCGGCTCTCCGGGTCGTCATGGTCCGCGCCAGCCAGCGAGATCAGGCAGTCGGCCGCGACGTCGGGGTCCTTCAGACCGGCGGCGTAGAGGGCGGCGGCTTGAGCTCGCGCACGGCCAAAGGGCCGACCGCCAACTGATCCGCGAGGGCCGCGAGCAGGTCGAGGAGCGCGGGGCTCTCCTCACCCATCGCGTCGAAGGCGGCGCGCTCGGCCTCGATGCTCCCGGCCGGGTCGATCGGGACGAGGCAGGCCCGCGCGAGCGTCACGCCGGCGTCGGCCTTCGTCGTCGGGTCGGGCGAGATCTGGTCGCACTTGTACGCCTGCCAGAGCGCCCGCGAGGGCTTCTTCAGCGCGTACCGGCGCCCGCCGAGCTCCCAGGCCTTCCAGCCGGCGCCGAAGCGTCCGGTGAGGCTCGCGTGCTCGGCTTCGGTGAGGGTGGCTTCCTTCTCGCTGTCCATCACTCGCCCGCCTTGGCGATGAGGTACTTCCCGTTCCACTTGATCCGCATGGGCGAGATCTTCACCTCCACCTCCAGCGGGTCGGCGCCGTCCTCGGCCGAGGCGTCGGCGCCCATGAGGCGCACGTCCTCGAGCACGTCGGTGATGATGTCCGAGCCCTCGCGGTACTGCACCGTGATGGTCCCGCGCACGTCCGCGAAGCCGCTGGGGAGGCTCGCGATCAGGCGACGGAAGCCGCTCTTGTAGAAGGTGATGCTCGCGTCGCCGGGCTTGTAGCGCCCCGCGGTGCGGCCGCGCGGGTGACGGCCGGTGCCGTACACGGGCTCCGCGCCGTCGACCTCGTCGGCGTACTTGACCGCCTTGATGTCGGTGATCTCGACCCCGCCGAAGCGCGCGCGCACGCTCGCCCAGGAGAACTCGTTGCCGTTGATGTTCATGGATCAGGCGCTCCGGGCGTAGGTGATCGTGGTGGTGACGGCGTTGATCGAGCCCTTGGGCACGACCGAGATGGCCGCGGTCATCGTCCCCGTGGCGAGGACGTCGGTCGTGCGGCCGACGGTGGCGGACGCGCGCGTCGCGAAGCTGTTGGGCGCGTCGACCACGGCGCGCTTCATCGCGGCGGTGATCTCGGCGTCGGCGATCAGGGCCTCCCCTTCGGTGAGCTGGCCCGAGCCGTCGGTCTTCACCTCGGGGTCGCTCCCGATGTAGAGCGCCATCTGGGTGAGGGCGGCGGCGGCGGCCACGCACATCACGCGGATGCGCTGGATCTCGCCGAAGTCCGACGTGGCCGGGGCCATCGTGCGGCTGGTGAAGTACCACTCCCCGCGCGGTCGCCCGAGCACCCGCTGCATCGTCGAGAAGCGGTAGGCGTCGAGGGCGGTGTAGGTCGCGCCGTCGTGGATCACCGAGGCGGTGTCCGTGTCGGCCATGAGCCCCGCGATGGGGCCCGTCTGCACCTTGCCGGGGTGCTCGCTGACCGCGATCTGGGCGAGGCGAGCAGAGCGAAGCACCGCCCCGTTGCGGCGGAAGAAGCAGCCCGGGTAGACCACGCTCTCGACGTAGCCGTGGCTCGCGTGGACGTCCCCGTAGCGGCCGAAGTCGTAGCCCGTGAAGCCGGGGGAGGCCCCGCCGAGCGCCGTGTACCAGGTCGCGGCGGACTCGCCGAGGGCCTGGTCGCGCGCGCCGCTCTGGCTGAAGGTGTACTCGCCCGCAGTCTGCCGGGCGATGCCCCAGGCCTTGAGGATGGCGGCGTGCGTGACGTCGATCGCGCCCGCCACGTGGACGAACTCGTAGTCGCCGGAGACGGCGGAGAGGCCCGTCAGCGCCGCGTTGAGCGTGGTGGTGTCGAAGGCCGGGGCCGCCGTGTAGAGCTCGAAGGTGTCGCCGACCACGAAGGTGCCCGCGCCGAAGGTCACGGTCACGCCCGTGTTGGGCAGCACGTAGACGCCCGAGCTCGGGATGCCGACCGAAGCGCCGAAGGTGCGCCCGCCGTCGAGGCTGAAGCGCACCGCAGCCGTCAGCACCGTCAGCGAGGCGGCGGCGGTCATCACCTCGGCGATGATGTGGAACGCGCCGAGGGGCGTGCCGCTGAACACGGGGACGCTGGTGCCGGTCGCATCGGCCGTGGTCGGACAGGCCGCCCCGACCGCGCTGAAGGTGTCGTCGAGGACGAAGGTGCCGTCGGTGATGGTGAGCGAGAGCCCGTAGCCGATCACGGTGGGGCCCGCTGCGGCCACCTGCGGCGCGAGGTAGGTCACCCCGCCGTCGAAGCTGATCGCGATGGTGGGCGACGCCGCGAGGTTGACGCCCGCCAGGGTCACCTTGATCTTCACCGCGCAGCGCGCCGTGGCGGTGCCGGTGAGGGCGAGGATCGCGGTGGAGGTGTTGCCGCCGCCCGCCGCGATGGTGCCCGACGCGCCAGAGCCCGCGCCCGACTGGCAGAAGCCGCCGAGGATCGCGGCGGTGACGGTCGCGGCGCGGCAGAGGATCACCGGGCCGCCCGAGCGCGCCAGGATGATCGCAGCGTCCTCGACGGCGGGGCCGTAGCCGCCCGCGGCGACGAGCTGCTCCTGGGTGTAGCAGGTGACGGGGGTGGCCGCGGTGCCCGCGGAGCAGCAGCCGACGACGGCCACGGGCCGTCCGCCCGGGGAGACGACGCCGAGGCCGCCGTCCTGAATCGTGAGGGTGTTGGACAGAAGGGTCATCGAGTCTCTCCGGGCTGCAGCAGTCCGTCCGCGAAGGGCACGGCGGCGGTGGTGAGCGAGGTGGTGGTGATGGAGGCGCGCGTCGGGGCGCGATCGAGAACGCCGACGCTGAGGATGATGGTCAGGTCGACGGACTCGCCGAGGTCCGCCTGCGAGGGCTCGACGACGTAGACGCCGCGGGTCCAGCGGTGCACGCCGGGCCAGCGCCGCTGGAGACACGCGAGGACGCTCTCCCGGAGGAGCATCACGGCCTCGGCGTCCGTCGCGGCGTAGGTGCGATCGGGCGTCACGGCGATGCCCCAGCACCGCACGGTGAGGGTGAGCTCGGCGCTGTAGAGTTCGCGCCGTCCGCCCGGGAAGGAGTTCTTGCGAGCGCCGGCGGGCACCTCCGACGCGGGCCACCAGCCCACCATCGGCGGGCTGTTGTGGTTGGCAGCCGCGCGCCGGCCGAAGGCCGTAGCGACCCCCGGCACGTCGACGGCGACGTCCGCCATGATGGCGGCGACCTCGGCGGCCAGGGTGGTGTTGGCGGTGCTCATCTTACCGGGGGAGGTGTTCGCGCGCCGCGTCCTCAGCCGCAGCCGAGAGCGCGATCTCCCAGCCGAGCGGGAGCTTGGACGTGGGGTAGAACGGGCGCGCGGGGAGGTTCCCGCGAGGCGCGCCGCCCTGGTGGAAGCGGCCGTATCGAGTGAGCGCGTCGACCCGCTCGAAGAGGAAGCCGCCCGCGTCGACGGTGTAGAGCGCCGCCGCCGCCGAGAGCTTGCCGGTCTTCACCAGCACCGGGCCGCCGGGGCGCGGGCGCTTGAGCGGCGCCCAGCGTCGGCCGTCGGGCTCTTTGCTCTCGGCGAAGCCGCGCCGGATGAGCCCCTGCCCCTCGACGGCCAGGCCCACGGCCACGTCATGGGCGACGGTGTCATCGGACCAGTCGGCGAGGGCCGCGAGCATCCGCGCCGGGTCGAAGCCCGAGCGGGTGAGGGTCACGTCACCAGCCCCGGGGATCGTCGGAGCTCGCGCCGAGATCTGAGCCGAGCTGCGGCGCGAAGGTGTCCGCGATGCTCTCGGTGATGTCGAGGTGCGCCACCCCGTTGCTCACGTCGCGCAGCCATCGCACAGCGGCGTCGCGGTTGATCTGCACGGCCTCGTCGGAGCGGTTGCCCGATGGGTCGAAGCCGCGCGTGGAGAGCAGCTCGTGCGCGGCGATGCGCGCGACGGACTGTTTGTAGCCGGGGTCCGTGATGGTCCCGGCGTTGGGGTAGCGGGCGCGCAGGTAGCTGCGGGCGGTCGACGAAGCCGA